AACGTGATTCTAAAAGACTCATCGTGATTGATGAATCCTTTTCCCCAGTTTTCTGCTACACAGTATTGATATGTTTTTGCCATAGTTTCCTCCTTATAAATTAACTTGTTGTTATTGTTTTAACAGTATTTGATGGATTATTCCACTCTTCTGTTGCTGCTGATGAAGCACCAGGTGAAGTTTCACCACCAAAACCTAAAGCTGCTGTAGAAGTTCCAGCTCCACCTAATTGTCTTATAGTTGAATTTAAATCTGCTACCTCTACCCATGAAACACCATCCCAATATTCTGTTTTAGCAGTTATTGGTTGTCCACCAAAACCTAGTGCTGATGTATATGTTCCCGCACCAGCCATAGATTCTCTAGCAGTGTTTAAGTCTGCAACTTCAGTCCAAGAAGAGCCATTCCAAGATTCTGTTACAGCAACTTCTGTAGTGCCATTATGACCACCAAAACCCAAAGCAGCAGTTTGAATTCCAACTGTTGCTAAAGTTCTTCTAGCAGTATTTAAATCATTTACTTCTGTCCAACTTGATCCATTCCATGATTCTGTATTTGCATATACAGTTGGAGGACTCCAACCTCCAACCGCTAAAGCCGATGTATTATCAGCTCCTGCGCCTGCTAAGTTTCTTCTTGCAGTATTTAAATCTGCGACCTCAGTCCAACTTGTACCATTCCATGATTCATTTGATGTTTGACCTGCAGTTGGTGGATTACCTCCATAAGCCAGAGCTGATGTTTGAGTTCCATTACTACCGAATGAGTGTTTAGCAACAACCATATCATTTACTTCTGTCCAACTTGTTCCATCATATTCTTCAGTTTGTGTATTTACTGTACCAGGAGGTGCTGTTATTCCACCGAATGCTAATCCCGCTGTTTGTGTTCCTGCTCCTCCAAGAACTTGTCTTGCAGTATTTAAATCTCCACCCGTAGACCAAGCACCAATTGGCTGGCCTGGGCCTAACCATTCTTCTGAAGCAGCTACTGGAGACCCTGGAGAACCATATCCTCCTGCGACTACTCCTAATGCTCCAGTTCCAGTTCCGTCAGAAGTTGCTCTTGCTGTAGACAAGTTTGTAGTTTCAGTCCATGCACTTCCATTCCAAGTTTCTACGTTTGATGTAACAGGATTTTCTCCTCCTGACATCACCGCATCTGATGTTGTAATTCCGAAACCAGCTCCAGCCGATCTTGCAGTATTTAAGTCAGCAACTTCAGTCCAAGATGTTCCATTCCAAGTTTCTGTTAAGGCAGAATCTGCTGGTGCACTACCACCAAAAACCATTGCTGAAGTGTTAGAAGCTCCTGCTTTTCCACCAATTTGTCTAGCTGTATTTAAATCTCCTACTTCAGTCCAAGCACTGCCATTCCAAGATTCAGTTAAAGCAGACAAGGATCCAGTATTACCTCCAGAATATAAAACTGATGTATAATCTGTTCCCGATGCTTTAGCATAATACCTTGCTGTATTTATATCTGTTGTTTCAGTCCAGTTAGTTCCGTTCCATTGTTCTACGTTTGCTATTGCGGGCACATTACCCCCTATACCTAATCCTGCAGTTGATGTTCCAGCTCCTCCTGATAATCTTCTAGCAGTATTTAAATCTGAAACTTCAGTCCAAGCAGTACCATTGTAAGATTCTGTTATAGCTGTAGAAGGTGGTGGTAAAGTACCACCAAAAAATATAGCAGCTGTTTGAGTTCCAAAACCAGTTATTTGTGGTCTTGCTGTATTTAAACTCCCACCAGTCGCCCAAGATCCAGCTGTAGTCACATTAGGATATTGATATTTGAATGCAGCTGCAGTGCTATCGTACCATAATTGTCCTTCGACAACTCCTGATAAAGTACCAGCAGCGTTCTGGACGCCTGTCCCAAATTCTTTCTTGTAAGTGGACACTATTTAACCTTTAACAACCAACCTTGAGTTCCATCTGTATAGACCAAAGTATTGGCTGCCCTTTCCACTGAAACTGTTAAGTCGGCTGCAGAGCCCTGAATGTTTTCTGAATTTCTTCCAACTGTTAAATTGTTAGTATCAAATGTTCCTGCGTAATCTATAAATGTTACAAAATCTCCAAGAGTTGGAGAAGCGGGAAGCGTCATAGTGATTGCTCCAGATGTAGTATTTATAAAATAACCTTCACCTGCAACTGCTGTAAAACTTGTAGTCTTAACTGCTTGCCAAGATTCACCGCCAGTTACATCACCAAAAGATAGTGTTCCTGAACCGTTGGTTTTTAAAACTTGATCTGCCGTACCATCTGCACCAGGTAATGTAAATGTAACGTTTGATGAAACTGTTGATGGAGCTTGTAATGCAACATATTCACCACCAGCACTATCTGCTAATCTTAAATCACCTTGAGCACCAATAGTTAAATTAGAACCATCAAAAGTTAAATTAGCACTATCTTCTATTGCACCACTAGTACCTGCAGTAACTACACGTCCACTAGTTAAATCAGAAACTTTTGCACTACCTGCAATAATGTCAGTTCCATCCCAAACTAAATTTGCAGAACCACCAAAAGCAGTTCCACCAGAGTTAAATTGAATTTGTGTATCGGATCCACCTGGAGGGGATGCTAATGAAATTTCTTTAATATCAGGATTGGTTGCATCGTTAGCTGCAGCAAATAATAATTTGTCTCCTTTATCACCTGTTGCAAATGTAGCTGTTGTTCCTGAACCTGATGTATATTTAAATTGAACTGTAAAAGAACCTGTTGTTGAATTTCTTAAAAAATAAAAAGTTTCTACATCTAATGGAATAGTTACAATTTGATTTCCTGTAATAGTTCCTGTGAACTCAATCATTCTATATTGAGCTGTTCCAGTTGTATTACCATCAACGACAGTTAATGCAGTAGTTTGAGCACCACCTGCAATAGATACTTGTGAAAAGCCACCTGTGATTTGTTCAAACAGGCTTAAATTTGTATTTGTCTTAGTTCCCCATGTACCAGCGTTTTCGCCAGTTGCCATTAGTTCTATACCAAGAGGTGTATATGTTGATGCCATAAAATTTTTTCTCCTATGCTGCTACATCTGTATAGCTTGTATTTGAGCCATTTGCAACATTCGAATAGGAAGTATTCGAACCTGTTGAAACCCCACTATATGATGTATTTGAGCCTGTGTCAACATTCTGATAATGGATAATAAATGGTGGTGTTACAGAAGCTGTTATTTGTAGACCTGTTAAACCAATCACTTGATCCACTGGATTAATAGTACCTACTGCGGAACTGAAAGAAACCCCAGTTAAACCCATCACATCTGCAGGGTCTATTGCTCCAACAGAACTAGTGAACTGGATTCCAGTTACAGGAACTGCTACCGATCCTGTTCCAACTAATATACCTAGAGTAGATTCTATTTCTAAACCAGATAATGTAACATCTTCATTTGGTACGATTACACTTCCAATATTAAAGCTTGCAGCAATACCTGTTAGTTCAACAACTGTAATTGTATCAACAGTAATAGTTCCTTGAGCTGAAGTAATTTCAAAACCAGTAATGGCTACATCTTCATTTGGTACTACCACTGTACCTTGAGCTGATGTAATTTGTTGACCTGTTAAACCTAGTACTTGGTCTGCTGGATCTAGTACACCAACTGCACTTGCAATTTCTTGTCCTGTAATAGTTGGAGTAACAGCAATTTCTGTTGTAATGGTTCCTTGTGCAGAAGTAATTTCTTCTCCTGTCAAAGAAGTTGTTACATCAATAACATTAGTAATTGAACCTATAGAGAAAGTTGCAGCAATACCTAGTGGTTCTACTAAACCAGAAATTTCAAATGTAACTGAAGGATTGAGTGTTGAATTAATTTGTAAACCAGTGAGACTTACAACTTCACCAGAGAGATCTCCCCAGTTACTTGTACCATAAGGTTTAGCACCCCAACCTGTTGCGAGTAAATCATCCTCACCCCAGTAAGCTTGGCCCCAGGTAAATCGTCCCCATCCCGACATGGGTTACTCCTAAGCTAATCTTATGATTGCGTTACTTGCGTCTGCTGTTGGAAATTGAATTGTGAAAGTTCCGTTAGTTGCAGTTTTGTCTGAACCAAAAGCGATTGCACAAACAGCAGGGTCTCCTGCTACAGTATCATTATAAATTAAACAACCGTTTGCAGTAAAAGAAGCTGATGTCCAAGAGATGTCATCAAAATCACAAAACGCAGTTGTTCCAGAAGTTGTTGGTGTAACACTTGTTAATGCTTGACCACCTGCAACGTAAGCAGAGCCAGCGTCATTTGTAATTTCATTTGTAGCACTATATGCAGTTGTTGCTGCACCTAAAGTTGCAGAGCTTGTATACAATGCAAGTTTAAAAGTATCACCTGTAGTTGCTGTAAAGTCATGAGTACCAACTAAAATTTGTTGTTTGAAACTTGTACAAATTGCCGATGTTATTGCCATAATTTTTATCTCCTATTACGGTGACGGTGAAGGAATTGGAATACGAACAGTACCATCTGTGTAGTCGTCCCTTTTACGTCTACCAAGTTGCTCTGCAGCAAACTTTTGTACTTCCTGTGTATACTTATTTTCGTATAATGTCAACATATCCATTGGACCTTTTAAATATCCATATGCTTCCACTAAACATGCATATAGTAAGCCATTTGGAAAATATTGGCTTATATAAGTCGTTGCATTTGAGCTAGATAATCCATCAGGAATAGCCTCATAGTGAATTTTAAATACATAAGTATTATCAGGTGCAGGAGCCAAGAACAATCTTCCTGAAGTGGTGTCTGTTACCCCAGTTGCTCCACCAAACATAGCATAGTATTTTGGCATACCAGTTGATGTTTCTGCTGGTGAATATTCTTGTAAATAAGATTCATCTTTTTTTTCTAACCAAGTATTGCTTCCTGTAGAAACAGAAGTAGAATCATAAACTTGTACACCTTTTACAAATAAAGTTTTAGCTGGAACGTTTATAGTTGTTTGACCAGTAACTAAATTACCAATTGATTGTTTTTTGTATGCATCAATAGGTACATCTCTTAAAATTCTAAACTCTGCATTTTCAATAATTTCATCTGTAACAGTAGAAGTTAAAACATTGCTATCTACTTCGGTATAGTTTTGAATTGCAGTTGTTAATGTTGTATATGTAAATCCACTCATTATTTAACTGCCTCCTGACATTGTAAACAACGATGTTTATATTTAGCATGTTTATCACAATGTTGTGATGGTGTTACGTATAAAGTTAAATGTTCATCTTCTTCAGGACAAGCACATTGCTTAATGTTAAATAATG